CGAACCTGCGCCTTCATGGCCGGATTATGGCGGATGTGCTCGGCAAAGGCCGGGCCATGCTCGACATAAGCGCTAACCAATTCGTCGGAACCGTGCGCCAACATCTTGTCACGATATTCCAGCCACCTTGGATCATCCTCGCCATAGACCTCGCGAGCCACCCAACAGAGAAATGGCGCCAATTTCGCCGCGCCCATTGCAAAAGTCCCGGCGCCGCCCAAAAGCCCCCCGACATCCATGCCCGGCTTAGGGGACCGTTGGATCGACCCCATAGGCGTCTGGCCAAGAGCGGATTGACGCATCGCCAACATCCGCATCGGATGCTCCTGCTCATCAAGGAAGCGGTTATAGGATTCGTCGAGGTTTGCTTGATCCATGCCACGTTGCATCCCGCCGGCCTGTAGCGCCGCGCCTTGAGCGCCAAGCCCGAGGTTCTGAGCCATCTGAGCCGCCTGAAACCGCGTGTTGGTGTTGAACGTATCGCCCTGGAATTGGCGAGAGGCATCAGCCTGCCCGAGCCCCGCCGCCGTGGTAAAGCCTTGGTGGCGCAATTGACCGGCGGTATTGCCCACCCTATCGAGCAGGTTTCGGTTCATCTCCGCATTGGCGATGCCATGCCGCGAGCCGCCGAATGCCCCCGCCCCCGCCGCCGTCGCGTTGAGGCCGTTCTGAGCGATGGTGTTCGCTCGCGTCATGTCGTTGATGGTGTTGTTGACGACGGTGTTTTCGTGAGGGTTCTGGTAATTGCTCAGATATTCCGAACCATTCCTGACCGTCACGTCGCCGGCGCCAGTCGCCAGCCCGCCAATCGCCTCGGCGGATTGCCGCATGGCCGGCCCCCAGGCGTTCATGTTGTCCTGCATCGAATTGAACGCGCCGGTCTCCATGCCGCTAAATCCGGCCACGGTCGGGCCTTGATAGCCGACATAAGGAGAGTTCGCCATCGTTCCCGCGATGGAAAGGTTTTGATTGGCAAAATCTTTATATTGCTTGGGGACTTCCGAACTCGTCGTTTGCGTCCCACCACCACCACCAGGCATCACACTATCTCCTTTGCCAATAAATGGGCCGAGACGGAATAATCCGGCAACGCCCGAACCCAACCTTTTCGGCCACCGGCCAACATGAACGCGCACCCTTCGGACCGCGCCCAATCCTCTATATCCGGCTTCATTTCCTCGACATCGACCATTCGCCCGCCGACAAAAACGACCCGGCACGCTTTCAGTCGAGGGAACTGAACCATCTCGGTAACAATCGCTGTCTCGCCGTGGCACCAAAGCCGCATGGTCTTGGCTTCGATCGCTTTGCGGACATCTTCCGCATTGTGCGTGGGCAAGCCTCGCCGTATCGCCGCCTCGATCAAGGGCTTGGCCTTGGCCCAAGTCTCCGGCGTCACCGCTTCTCACCAGACGGTTGAACATCAAAAGTCATCCGGCCCAGCCGTCCCGACGCGGGAGCAGAAGATCCGGAATATCTGATCTTCACCTGCCGCGCCTTGATCCGCGCCGCGAGGTATTTTGTGGTTGAGCCAAGCGTCCCAAAGGATTTCTCGCTCTCCGTTCCTTGGGGCCACATTTTCCCGGTCATGGTGACGGTTGCCCCGCCGACAAGATCCGCGAAATCAGGCGTGACCCGCCGCACCATCATGAGGTTGTCGCCATCACCGAGATCGATATAACCGCTCTCGACGTGCCAGGTGATCGCGTCGCCGCCGTCGGTATCCCCGCGTTCCTGAAGATAGACCGTCCCGTCGGTGTGGATGCCCATCGGGTATTGCAGAACGCCGCGATCAACCCAGGCGGAAATGTCATACGTGCCGATCGACCAATGGTTTTCCTTGTAGTTGTAAATCAGGTAGGAATCGCACTCGTTCGACGCCCCCGGATAAAACCACCAGATTTCATTCCAGCGCCCGTTGACACCGCCAAAAATCAATTCCTCTTGGACATTCGCGAGCCGGTCAAAGAACCACTCGCGCACAGGACATTGAATCTCTTGCGGCGCGCCGCCCTGCCAGACAAAGAATTTCCGACTGGTGGAGAGCCAATATACCGCGCCGGTATCCCCGACCCTGACCGCCGCGTTAGAGCCAATCAGACCGCATCCGGTGCCCGCGAGGTCGAAGCCAAAAACAAAGGTGGTGTCTTGCAAATACCGCATTTGATACATCGCGGTGTCAGTCCAGATCACGTTCACGAACGGCATCGCCATGCCGCCAACAATGCGCGAGCCCTCGGCAAGCTTAAAATCGCCCGCCGTGTTCGTCGCCGCCGGGGTCCAGTCACCGTTGGTAAATCCGCCCTCTTGCAGCGCCCAGGCGGCGAGCATCGGGTCGCGTGTCGACGTTGCCGCATCCTCTGTCCCCAGGGCCACCAGGAACCGCTCGGGCGTCATGAAGTGGCTTAGGGACTGCGCCGGGGCGTCCGTTGCCGAGAGCGCCGCCGCGTTCTGGCTCAGATTGTTGGCCCAACGATAAAGCGCGGACTCCCGATAGTTGGCCACCATGTTTTGACCATAATTCGAGAGATGCCACACCCGCGCCCGCAGGTCGCTTTCGGTGGATGACCGGGAGTAATAGCCTGACGAATAAGTCCCCGTGCCATACCCCGCCTGAGTAACGCCAAATTCGCGCCCGATGTTCTCTTCATAGAAGTATTTCGACACCCCTCCCGCAGCCGATGCCGTCGCGTCCGCCGCCGATCGAGCGGTGAAAGCATAGGTGTCCGCGTCCGTGACAGATTCAACCGGGTGCTCGTGATAGTAGGTGTACGTTGGTGTCCCGCCGCCCGTGGCGGAACTCGTGGCCACGGTGTCGACGTGGATCAGGTATGCATTGGGCGTCAGAACATAGACCCGGTGGGTTTTATCAATATCCCCCGTTCCAACGCCGCCAACCGCCGCCGAACTTCCGAGGGTCGCGTATTCCCCTCGGGTCAGACCGTGCGCCGTGTGGTTGATAATCATAAATTTGGAATTCTGGATGGTTTCGAGAAGCCCCGAACCAAGCGTTCCAGAAGCGCCGATCGACAACCCGCCTACCGTCGCCGCGCACTGCAAATACGCCGCATCGCCAACCGTCACCCCATGCGCCGTGTGCGTGACCGTGACAGTGGTTGACCCGCCGACGGTCGCCATGCCGCTGGTAAACTCTCCGCTCGCCCGAGATGGGGTGACATCCCATATCCTGGCGTCATGGTAGACATAGAGCTTTTTATGCGTACCAATGCCGACAAGTTTCTGCCCGGCATTGTCTTCCCATGCATGGGTGGCGCGCGCTTTCCCGGCAACCGTGTCGAGCGTCGCCTTTTCCTGCCCGCCGATGATTTGTGGCAAGCCCTCGCCGTTCACGACGCGAAATCGAACCTTGTCCGCATCGGTATAGGCCCCCTCGGATGACAATTCCGAGTTGTCCTTAACGACACCAGGACGGAGGCGGGGGGCGAAGTTCGCCATGTTACGACGGCCATCCGGTGGTGATGTCCCGATCGGCTATTTCTTGAGCCGTTCGGGCGGGGTCGTTGATATATTCGGCGTGCGCGCTTTCAGCCGCCTGATGTGCCGCCTTATGCGCGACCGCCTGTTGGTATAGAGCGGTCGCCAGCGCTGATGTCATGGAAATCACTTTGCCGGAGCGCGTGGTCACCTTGTTCGTGCCGGTCAAACTCCCATCCGCGTAAGCGTCTTTCAGTTCTTTGATCTCTGCGACGGCGTCCGGCGTTGTGGCAATGGGAATACTGTTGAAGGTTATGCCCGCTTGAGATCGGCGGCGATACTCGGCGCGGAGGGCGTCTAGTTTTTTGACGCGGACGCTCGCCACCCGCGCCGCCGTCTCTTCCGTCGTCAAGGTTGCCGTTGCCCATGCCGCCCCGTCCCAAGACTGCTTGTGCGTGTTCGGATTGAATGCCGGCGCGCCTGTGGCCGCGACATAGCCCAGGCCCGACAGAACGGCATCGGGCAGCGCAGCGAGAGCCGTGTAGTTGGTGCCATCCGCCGCAAGGTGCGATTTGGGGAGCGGAGCCGGGTCAGCCCCGTTTAAAGAATAGAGCGTCATGATCGCCTCCTAGTACGTCAGCCGGGGGGTCGTCGGCACGGTGATCGATGCGCCCGTAGCGCCCATGTTGCTTCCGATCGACACGAACGCCCCGCAAATCTCGCCGCCCCATTCCACCGAGGACGCTTGATATTGGGTCGTCTCTTCGCCGAGGTAGAAAGTGCTCGTTCCCGCAGCGGAAACCGTGGCGTTGCTGGTCCCCGTGTCGATACGTGTGCCGTTGAAATAAAGGTTCCAGTTCCCACTCGTGTCCTTCG